GACAATGTGTCCCACAGTGCGGGGGTCCTTGAAGGGGTTGGCAAACTTCGCCGCAGTGAGACCGTACACCGAGTTGATGACGATCTTGAGAGCGAAGGCCAGTGCCTCATAGTCAACCCCCTCCTCAAGGAACGGAGATAGGGCTCCATCCAGAAGCTTCTTGGCCGTCTCGTCATCATGGTGCTTGATGGCTACTCGGGCTTGCTTGATCTCGCTGAAACGCTGAGTGTATCGGTCTCCGAAGAGGTTGAGACACTCGATTGAAGTGGGATGCATGCTCGCAACGTCGAGAAGTGCGACGTCGACGTAGATTCCGGGCTCGGCGTAGACGTATCCACCCTCGCCGACCTCCTCCCCACGATAGGTAGACTTGCCGAAAGCGTACTGATAGCCAGGGAATTGCTCACTGAGATCGGTGTAAACGAATTCATCCTGTGGATTCCTGTTCTTTCCGAAGATGATGTACTGACTGTGCTTGTTGGTCGTGTCATTAGGAGTCAGACCAGAAAGCTTGGCAAGCATAAGGCGGGCCTGCCAGTCCGCATGGAGGTGGTTAAAGACTTCCTCGGTTGCGATAACATCGTTATCACAATATGCCGCGACTTCCTCCCAGCGATCCTCAGGAACGTTCTCGTCCCAAGGAAGCCCGAGCTCCTGGTGATGCAGACCAAGCTCGATCTCCCACTTCTTGAGGGACATCTTGGTGGCTGCAAAGTCGTACACATCGGTGTAGGACAGGTTATATGCCTCGACGAACCCAGCGGTGACGCTGTTCTCGATGATGCGCTTGCTCAAGTCATACAGCTTGGCATTATTGAACCCCAGCGTACGAGCGTAGAGAATATGGTTGTCGTACTTACGGCAGTTAAAGCCGATCAACCGCATTTCACAGAGGGCCTCGATCTCCTCGGGGGTGGGGTTAATCATCCGATGTACCGTCGGATTACCCTTAACCTTCCAGTTCACTAGGAACAGGTTCGGGAAGACCTCACAGTCGAAGAAGACCAGGTCGCCAGTCGGGAATCCCACGGTCTTCTCCTCGGGATCCTCATTAGTGAACGGCATCTCCATGACAGCCTTGATAGCCGCCTCGGACTGATGAGTCGAGTTCATAGCGAATGCCAGCACCCGAGGTTTCAGGTCCTTGACGTCATATACCATCCCCTGTTCCTTGGCGTCACGGAGGATCTTGGCGATGAAGTCGACCGAGGGCTTTGTCGAGGGATGGATCTCCTTCCGAAGGTTGCGCTCAATAAGCTCCCTGACCTTCTTCTCGTTGGCCATGGTGGTCTTGTTGATCACTTTCTTCTCCTTAAACGGTAGCCCTTCCGAAATATGAGCCACCGGGATGTTGTTGCAATGAGTGACCTTTCTCCTTAGAGAGGAATCACCTGTGAAGACCTTGATCTCAATGTCTTCGTCGTAGAGCCTAGCCAGTTCGGAAGGGTCTCCATCGTAGATGTAGTGGAGGTGAACTCCATTACCACCTTGGCTGGTCTCGGCGTAGGTAGGGGGCCATTCCGAGGCGGCCTGTAGGTTTCGATTAAGGTCCTTCCTACCGTCCGTCTTGATATCAAAGTCGATGACGATGTGGTTGTCGGGGACTTTGACGTAGTGGACTTCATGTGTGTCTATCTCACGAAGAGTGGTTCGAACGTTTGCCCATCTGAACTGCGGAGTCCCATGGTCTCCGGCTCTTTGGGCTGGACAGTCCGCCAGAAGGTCGTCGAGAAGGGACTCGGAGTAGTCGAGGGCCAGTGAATATGGCTTCTCTGGAGAAGCCTCGAGTTCGGCAGGATCCAGTAGGTGATCCTTGAATCCGGTATATATACTGCGTAGTCTACCGTCCCCTGTTCGAACACGTGCATGAAACTCGTCAAAGTAATCTTTGAGTTCTTCACGGAACTGATATCGTGTCTTCGGGTACGGGATATTACTCTCACTGCAGTACTCCTTATACAGCTTGTATGCCATCGTGAGACTGATGTACTCCTCGGTCTTGAAGAGGAGGTAGTTCTCCTCAACAAAGTTGTAGAGTACATTCGTCTTCATCATCATGTCCTGGGGCTTATAAGCGTCGTAGTAGTGCTTACCAAGACTCCTATAAACCCCAAGACAATGATTCGCGATCTTCCCAAGCTCGTCTCGGATCTGCGTCATCAAGGTCTGGTACTCGTCAGCCCCCACAGTTTGACCAGTGGGGGAAATATCAATCAGTCGACGGATAATACCAGACTTCGAGTCGGTGATCTTGACGGGCTTGTTAGTACCGATGAAGAGGAGCGCGTTGATTCGCTTGGGGTAGCGCTTCACACCCTTCTCATTGATCAGAATCGTCTCGTGGGCCACCACGCTGTTAAGAAGACCATTAGTCTCGATCCGGGAGAGGTCTCCATCTTGATCGATGGCCACGAGTGAACTCTTACCGAGAGAGCTGGTTGCGAACTGATCTGACTTGGATCCAAGAGCTCCCGCATCGAATGTAGTTGTATAGCCCTGGAATAGAAGCTCCAGAATATTGAGGATCGTTGACTTTCCCGATCCCGGGGGACCATATAGGACGGCAAACTTCTGAATCCTCTTAGAGTCGCCAGCCACGATGGAACCGATGAGCCACTCAAGCTTTCGTCGAGCATCCTCATCATATAGAGTTCCAACGAGAGATCCCCAAGCGACCGGCTCGCCCTCCTCGAGAGAGTATGGAAGTCTTGCAGTGGCATAGTCTTCCTTTCTAGGAGTACTGTCTGCAAATATGAGTTTGCTGTTAAGCTCCTGCCCATTGTCAGGGAGCCTGGACTTCCAAGTCTGGAAGCTGGTCCATAGTCCAGTGTTGTAGTTGGACATAGTTTTCACAACGGTCTCGATCTGACCCTTGTGGTTCTTCTGGTGTTCGAAAAGGGACCGGTCTACAAACGTAGCGACGTCAAACTCGTCTGTAGACCAGAGCCCCTTCTCCTCATCCCAGATTGCCTGGAAGTCTCGTCCCTGAATGAGAATATCCCTCGACCTACCGACGAGGAACTCAGGGTAGATTTCCACCTTTCCACTCTTTGTGGTACGCTCGCAGATTCGGTAGAAATCCATGAGGCTCCTTACATATAGTTCTCATTTGCGTAGGCATTCATCTGGGCCCAGAGCTCAGCCTTCCGCATATCACGTGCGCCATGAAGCGGGATCGCACGAAGAGGGAACATGGATCCGTGTCCCATCTTGGTGTAGTCCCGCGAGTTTATCCGCTCAAGGATGGAGTCGACTTCCTCCTCGTGGCGAGGGTTGAACAGGGCCTCGTCGGTGTAGTCGTAGAGGCCACAGTTCTTCACCATCTCCCAGAAGTACCATTCCAGAGAATATGGTGTATCGTCGTCCTCGAGCATCATGTCCATACGCTCGGCCAAAGCGATGAACATCTCGAGCATGGAGCAAGACTGCTCATTAAGCCAGACGTAGGATACATCGTTGTTCTCTCGAACAAATGCCCTACGAAGGTCAATACCATCCTGTGCACGGTTGATGTCGTTCGCGATCTCGACTCGGAACGGCGTCTGGTGCATGATCTCGAGCAGGCTCATGAACGACTCCTCGGGACACTCAGCCTTACGAGTATCCCCGGTTCGATCCACAAGCCAGTCGAAATATGAGTTATCCGGTGCTGCCTCGATCACTGTTAGTCCTCGTAATACTCAACCCCGAGAACCGAGTGCTCGTAGGAGTCGTCGAGAAGGGTGATCTCGAAGTCCGCGTGGCGGCTCATGCTTCGGACATAGATTATGGAATCGGAGACAGACACACCGCTGATGATGTTGTCAAACCAGGACGTGTCCTGCATAGGAACGCCCCGGTTGTCGGCGAAGACATCGTCCTCCATGTAATACGTGAGCTCGACATGCTCCTGATGGCCTTTAGCCCGATACTCCTCTTCGGTGATCTGGTAGGCCTCGAAGTGCTGTCGATCCATCGTACGCTTGGTTACTTCCTCCTGGTCGGAATCTTCCACAGGAGTCGGAGAGTAGTCCACAGCAACGCTCGGTACCACCGGCTCAGGATCGGGTTCGCGATCCTCTGAATCAGGGCCATCTCCCACTCGCTCTTTGTGCTTCGCTTCAGCAATTTCCGCAAGCTCCTTGTTGATCTCGATTGTGGCTTCTTGGAAGTCCTGCTCGAACTTGCGAGCAAGAACGAAATATACGCCAAGGCCGCCAGTGACAGCCCCGGCTGCGAAATATGCGATCTTGTCAAGCATGGTCACCTCAGATCTTGTCGTACATCACGCCGTCGACGTTGAAGTCCAGCGCCCACTTGGTGACGGTACGACCGTTCTTGTCCTCGCCCTCGAAGGTGCCCTCGAAGATGTTGAAGTCGACGAAGTCGTCGCCGTTACCCTTGACCCAGCCAGTCACAGCACCGGCAGGAGTGTGGGGGAACCCGAGCATCTTGTATACCTCGTTGAGGAAGATGTGCCCACGAGTCTGAAGAATATCATTCGCGTACTGCTGCTGGCACTTGAGGTGGAGCATCGCCAGGTCCTCGTCAGCAGACCAGTTGATGTTCTCGTCGTCGAAGATAACGCCGTAGGGCGAGACTCCGTCAACCGCAGAGATCGCCTCGAGAGTCATCTCATCCTTGGTGAGATCCTCCTCAGCAGTAGACACAAGAGCGTCGAGCACAGCGTCCTTACCGAACTTGGACTCGATCTTCTTCTTGTAGGTCTTGAAGGCCTGGTCGACCGCGGCATAGGCGGCAGCCAGAGAGGCGTTCCGCTTAAGCATGATACCATGACCGGTGATCAGAGAAGCGATAGAGGCCGCCCCAAGAATCAGGGCTGGGGCATAAAGCTTCGCCAGCTTGGTGGTCATTCGGGTGTAGAGGATGACCTTGTCCCGAGTGGCATCCTTGTCGGTGAGCTTGCCGTCCTCGTGGGCCTCGTGAACCTTGACGAGAAGGGCGGTCTCCTCAGCCAGAGTCTCCTCAACCTTGAGGGTTGCCTTGGAGGCGAGAACGGTGGTACCGATAAAGCCAACAGTACCGGCTGCAGTCAGGATAGTGGGGGCGTGCTTGCTGAGAACCAGTCCAGCGCGTCCGGCGAGACGGGTAACAATTCCGAGATTCATTTGATACGTCCTGCTTTCTTGAGTCGAAGGTAGATTGCGATTGCCTGGTCGTCTTCCATGCGTTCAACACGGCGACGCCACTTGTCTGAGAATGGGTAGGCGGCGATAAGCTCAAGCCGCACTTGCTGAGGATTCATCGTGCATTGATGTGGTCAGGTTTCGGTAGCTGAAGCATGTAGCCACGGCGGCTACGGATCACCGACATGTACCGGGCCGAAGTCCAGCCCCAGTTCTCATCAGTGTATTCGGTAGTGATACCGCAGAGATCGTAGAGGTCGGCGACGGTGGCAAGACCGTACTCCTCGATGATGTCTCCGAGTCGGTCGATAACGAGATAAGCTTCATCTCGGGACTCGAGCTCGATCTCTGAGAAATCATGGTATCGACGTGTACGAGGAGAAGCGTCTCGGCGATTGCCTGGTGCTGAGCCTGGTCGAGAATATGATCCGTATGAGACACGGGACCCCCCGGACGAGCTGCGAGCTCGAGGAGAAGACTCTCCGAAGAGGAGACGTTCGATGCCCTGACTGACCAGATCCGAGAGTGTGTTCTTGATAGCAGGGATAGTAACATCGTAGAGTAGATACTCGCCGACATTGTGGATATCCTCTCCGACGAAAGCAGATACGGCCTTCGTCCCGAAGCTAGACTTCTTCTTGGTGACGGTGGCAGTGGTGACCTGCTCAACCTTCTTGCGCTCAGGGAGCTTGCTGTTGGATGGGAGGTTCGGACGGATTGGTGCGTTAGCCAAGGTTGCCCCTTTCAAGGAGGTGGGGGCCCCAGATTTCTCCAGGGCCCCCAAATATGAATCAGAGGTTGTTGAGCTCCGTCTCCTTAAGCTTAGAGTCGAGCTCCTTGTACTTCGGATCCTCCTTCACCTGCTTCATGATCTTCTCAGGCAGAATACCGTTGTAGAACTCCCTCACGAGAGACGGGTTGTCCATGAGCTGGTCGAAGAGCTCCTCGTACTCCGGCGAGTTGAGGAAGGACTCCTTGATCTGCTCGGACTTGACGAAGCGCTCACCCTGGCGCTCACCATACGAGGTACCGATGAGGTCGTCGAAGAACTTCATCATGGTGTACAGGTCCTCGTTGTCGATAGCGGCCTGGAGCCACTTCTCGAAGTTGGTGACATTGTCATACCGCTTGATGAAGTCGAACATCTCACGGCGAGACATGTGGAAGTAGAGCTTCTTGGTGGTGGGCTCGTCGTCGAAGATACCACGGACTCGGATGATGTGAGAGAACATATGTGATTTCCTTTCAGTTGATCTTGAAGTAGTTTTCCTTGGGGGACACAAGGAAGTCGACGGTCAGGACAGGCTCGCCCTTCTCTGTCAGTTGCGAACCGAACTCCACAGAGAGGGAATTCGGCTCAGACCAGCCTACCAGTTCCCCAGCGGCGATGGGAGGAATCCCGAGGCCATTGTAGAACTCATTGAGAGAGGCATAACACTCGAGATTGAGCTGCCCATTGATGTTGTTCTCGACTCGACGAATTGTTTCAATGTCGGACTTGAAATATCGTCCCGAGAATACATCATAGCAGAGGACGTCTCCGGAGGAAGCGATCAGAACGGATCCGGACACAGGTTTGCCAGCATCTTGAACCGATTTCTCTGCAACGCGGGCCTTAACCTTCTCCAGGTCCTTCGGCTTAACCACGTCCGCCACCGCGTCTCGATATCGTCTAAACGCCGCTTCTGAACCCGAGTAGGCCAACGCAAACGCCGCTCCACGAGCATACTGGATGCGATTTGCCGCGACAATCGATACCAGAGTTGCAACCCCTGTGATGGCCGGGGGAATGTACACCCGATAAGATATTGCGAACTTCTCCCGCCAGGTGAGGTCCTCCGGCGACCGGAGGTTATCCTCACAATAATCGGCGACCCGTTCAATCGCGAGCGTAGTAGACTTCGCCGTGAGGATGGCCGTAGCGACGGTCCCAATGCACGCGGAAGCCGTGAGAATCGCCGGCGCGTTTGCCTTGATAAATTGCGTACAACCGTTCGCATTGATCACTTGTCCTCCTTCATCTGGATCTTGATCTCTTCCTTACCGAGTCCGGGATATGACGTACGAGAGATCTCGAGCTTGCTGAGGCGAGCCGCAACCTCCATACGGATCAGAGACTCGATGTCCTTGCGAGAGAGAATACCCTGTTCTCGCATGACTGCCTTAACCGTTGCCTTGGCGTGGTCGTTGAACACGAAACTACCCGTGGATCCAGGCATCCCCATGGGACCTTCAGGACCACGCTCACCGGGATCGCCCTTAGGTCCAGGAGGCCCCTGGATCACCTTGACCTGAGCCCACTCCTTGTCTCGGATAACCTTGCACGCGGTTCCAATCAGGGCCATAAGCTGGACCCAGAGTAGGACGATCGAGATAGCCCCGAGAATATACAGCGTCCACCAGATGATGCTCACTAGTGCTTCCTTTCTACTTTCCTGAGTCGAGGAGTGAGTTTGTAATTCTGCGGATTGTTGACACAATCCAGGATGAAATCTGGGGTGAATTCCCAAACGCCAGTCTCTTTAGGGTAGCGTCGGAAATCGATGGAATCTGCGGCCATTCGTCGGAGGTATTCTCGTCGTGGATCTCCTCGACGGCAAGCGCGAGACTCCCCCGTAGCCCCATCCACCCCGAGGTATAGGATGGACAGCGCATCGGCGGTGATGACTTCCGCATGTCGTGATAGGAGCTCCATGACACCTCCGGGTGTGAGGATGACAACTCGATTAGGCCGGTCGTTCCGTCGGGCAATCTCGTCACGCGGAACTCCGTATCGCCAGTTTCGGAAGACCTCACTACAGATAAGATCTCCTCGTCGTTCCCACTCCGCAAAGGCACCATCTTTGAGGAAGTAGTAGGAAGAAGAGTCCTCTCCCACACGCTTAGGTCGGGTCGTTGCAGTGCGGACTGCATGGTACCCCTCATTCTCAACCAGCTCCTTCTGGAATGTAGACTTGCCTGAACAACTTGGACCGAGAAGTACGACTAGCATTTCACTCCGCCGAGATTGTGTAGAGAATGACTGTGATTGCGCAAAGAAGGAATCCGATCGCCGTCATGACAAGCTTAGCCATGAATGAGATGGGTGTAAGCCATATGAGCCATGTTGCAAAGGCGACTGCTCCGAATACGATCAGGAAGATGAGGCTGATCAGGATGTAGTAGATAGGCGGTTCCTCGAACATGCGTGCTCCTTTCTAGCTCGAGAAAAGCCTATACCCCAAGTCGGGGTATAGTGCTGAATTACCAGCGGTTGATCTTACGATCACGGCGCGCGATGAAGCGCTGCTGAACACCAACAACGTGCTTCATCCGGCTGTTCGCACCCCTGCCAATAAAGCAGGAGGCGAGAACAATTCCGAGGATGAAAACAGCGCTCTTGATGACAGAAACGATGATGCGAGTCATGAGGGTGGTCCTTTCAAACGGAGGGGTTTCAATATAGGACCGGTTTTTCTCGCGGGCTATTTCATCTTCTTTCGAATATCACGAAGTTCGAGCCAGATAAGTAGCAGTAGGCCATAGATACCAAGCCACTGTCCGAATTCCATATGTACTCCTTAGAAAAGCCTATATCCCAGGTCGGGATATAGGATGAGGTCTCAGTCGGTCTCTTCAGAGGCTTCGATCTCGTCGAGCTCATCGAGGTCGTCGTGCTCAAGCTCTTCGGGCTCGTCCGTGTCCGGAACCGAGCGGAACGCCATGAGGGTGAGTGCGGTACCGGCTGCAAATACAGCGGCGCCAGCAATCAACTTCTTGGAGTTGCGCTTGATAGCGGGCAGGACAGCGTCCTTGTTGAACTTGAACTCGACGATCTTCTCGTTGGTCTCAACGGTGGTGTCGTGGGTCTCAGTCATGAGGGTTTCCTTTCCAAATAGAGGGGTCTCATATAAGGCATGGTTTTTCTCGCGGAAAGCCTATACCCCAAGTCGGGGTATAGAGATGAAGTCACTTGGAGAAGCACTTCCGAGCAAGTCGCAAGAACTCTTCATCCACATGATCATCTTTGAGCGCCGCGTTCTCTTTCTTGAGCTGAATGACAAGACGTCGATATTGTTCGGTCTTTAACTTCTGCTCTTCGTGAGCAACGGCAAACCAGATGGCCATGATTGTGATCAGAGCGAGTGCGATGTAGGTCATGGTGAGTCCTTTCGTAGGGTCTTCAATATACCCACAGATTTTCCCGCGAAAAGCCTATACCCCTTGTCGGGGGTATAGCTCCGTATCAGAATGAGATACGGTTCTTGAGGTCCTGGATCTTCTTGGCTTGTGCCTGGTTTGTCTTCACAAGCTCATCGATGAAATCCTGGTTCTTGTAGTTCGCACCGAGGAGATCAGAATTCCGCTTGCGGAGGTGAATCAGCTGCATCTTGAGCTGGTGTACCTCCTCAAACGAGAAGTAGCTAATCACCGCGAGGGCGACGATGAGAACCGAGAGTCCGATGGTGAGATAAGACATGGCTTGTCCTTTCAGAGTAGGGTCTTCATTATAACATGAGTTATACTTGCGAAAAAAAAAAGATAAGCCTAGATCCCATGGCGGGATCTTTGGCTGAAGGTGGTGATGGATATCAGTTCCACTGCTTCTTCTTGCCGAACAGTTCACCAACGATCAGCATGATGCCGAGGATGGCGAAGGGGGCAACGATAAGAGCAAGGAGGGTGGTCATGATGTGGTCCTTTCGTAGTAGGGTCTTCAATATACTATGTGTTATTTCTGCGACTCCTGTGACTAGTGTGAATAGGCAAAAAAGATAAGCCTAGATCCCATGGCGGGATCTAGAACTGTGTCAGAGGTAGTAGTGGTCGTACTGCTCAGAGCTCAGTCCAGTAGCAGCAAGCTCCTCGGCGTAGTCGAGGGCGGCCTGTGCAGCGGCGGGAGAGAGGTTCATGAGAGTATCCTTTCTATGACGGGTTTCAATATAGAGCCCGTTTTTTACGCGAAAAAAAAAGATAAGCCCAGCCCCCCATGCGTATAGCACAGGGGGCCAGGCGAATCTCAGAAGGGTTTAACCTTCATGATCAAACCGAACGCCTTCGAGCTGACGACGGCAAGTCGCTCGTACTGGAGGACGGCTACGATTCCTGCCATGGAGGTTACTGCACCGAGAATCGCGTCTTTGCTGAGCTTCTTGCTCTCGCCAAGGGCTTTGGCTTTTGCAAGAGTCTCGACATTTCGAGCAATTGTGGTGTAGTCCTCACTAGAGGGATCGTGAAGCTCGGCCTCCTTCAGAGCAGCTTCAATTGTCTGCTGAATGGGGTCAGGGTTCTTCATGGATGGGCTCCTTTCTAGGGGTTCATTATACCGCAGGTTTTTCTCGCTTAGACCTGCTTGACGTCCAGCGTCACCTTCCCATTCCGGAGCATCTCAGCGACGCCCTGGTCGAAGGTGGCGTGAATCCCCTGATCCTCAGACACGTGGAGGGCGCCGGAGGGCTGGGTACCCTGGTACTTGGTGGAGCTCACACCGAGAAGCACACCCAGGAAGGTGTCAATCGCGGCGATCGTCCCAGCGACCTCAGTCGGGTGAGGCAGGTGCCACAGAGCCGCCAGCGTGAGGTAGAGCGCAGAGGTAGCCGGAAGGGCGACCAGCGCAACCCACTTGAGGATGTCGTAGGACTTGTTGTTCAACTTGCTCTCCTGAAGGTGCTTAGCCATTGGTTTTCCTCTTCGTCGGGGGTCTAGGGGTGGGGACGACGGGAAGATTCTTGACCTCATTCACTATCTTCTCAGCAAGCCCATTCCCCCCGAACTCGGAATAGGGCTCTACGAGATACTTCATGAAGTCCTCATACTCGTCGAGGGTGAGAAATCCTCGATGAAGATAAGTCTTCCCGACATATACAATCCGGTCATGGGCCATTCCGAGCAGAAGCCTTGAGGTGGCGGACTTCCGCTCACTGCGCTTCATGATCCAAGCCCACATCCCGGAAGATCCCAGTACTGACAAGAATATCGCAAGAACGATATCAAGCAGAGGGTTGAATCCGAAGTGCTGCATGTTAACCGATCGCTAGATAGGGACGTACCCCGAGTGAGTAGTTAATCGGGGCGTGGGAGAACTGGCCCGTGGACTTCATGTAGACGGCAGTCTGAGCTGAAGCGCGCTCACGAAGCCAGTATTCCTCCTCAATGTTAACAAGGGCGGGGTTGAGCCTGAAGGCGGGGAACTGGTTGTGGTGCATACCCTTGGCGAGGGGATCGTTGAAGATCGACGTCCCCCAGAGCATGGCCTCGTCCATGATATTGATGTGCGGGTTATACCAGCGCCAATCCCTGACTGCGCCGTTACCATCGTACCCGGTAGCCACTCGAGTCCAGACACCGACCATGTTGGAACGGTTGAACAGAGACTCAGCCATGCGACTGGCCTGGGTCATCGTGGACTGGTTCAGCGTCGAGTCGACGTACGAGCGCTGGTCCGGAATAGTGGTAGACCAAGCCTCTCGGAACAGAGACCTGTCGGGAACTACCACAATATGATTCTGGCGGAAGGGCGGTTCGCCAATGTTCATGAAGTAGTTGAACGCCACAATCCGCCAAGCGACACCCGAGTAGGTCCAATAGTCACCCAGATAAAGTCCAGAGAACGATCCACTTCGAATCGCCTGGAGGTAGGGTGTCACCGAGTTACCCAGAGAAGCGCCTCGGTATATCGAGTTGTGAACGCCGACGTTCGAGTCGTTCAGCATCCCATAGACCGACCCGGAATTGCTGAAACGGCCCTCAATATTCGTAATCTTGAGCTCAGTTCCAGCGATTCGACCCTCTACGGCCTGGAGCCGCTCGTTCTGGTTCTTGTCGCTAACCTTGAGGTTGGCGACGTCAGTCGAGGTGTTACCCCCCGCGTTAGCCAGAGCATCTCGAACCGAGTCGAACCAGGTGTTGAACTCGCCCTGGAGCTTAGCCTGAAGGGAGTCCAGGTTGATGGTCTGGAGAGGACCACTCACATAAGGAGTACGAGCGCTACCCACGAGACTGATGATGTTCTCGGCAGTGATTACTCGAGAGTTCTTGATGATCTTGATCTGAGCCAGGGCGAAGGTCTGTCGATCACCACTATCCCCTACATTCGGAATCAGGGGGGTAACCGCAGGGGTACCCTGGACCACCTTAATCTTGGCGCCACGGACCGCCTTGGATCGGTCAACCTCGATGCATACCAGGTCGATTCGGTCCAGAGTTGCGTGAGAACCAGTTAGAGTAACCGTCTCATCACCCGAGTTCTCAACCCATCGGTTGTTCAGCCAAGCCTTGCCTGCGCCGACATACACGGACATACCGTTGTTGGTAGGGCGAACGCGGAACTTGTCTCCCACATTTGGAAAGATGCCCGGTGAGATAATACCGTCGAAGAGATCGCCGAACTGGTCTGCGTCATATGTACGGTCACCATTCACCGAGTTGTAGAAACCACTAGAAATGGCCATGCATTAATCCCTTTCTCGAGGAGCAATGACCTCTCCGGGGCCACCGCGAGTGAAGTCAATACGGAAGCCGTCACCATTCCACTTGGTACGAGACGACATTGAGATAGTGGGAACCCGAGAGAACCCACTACTGGACCAAGACTCAGTCATCTCAGTCAGCTGGCACTCAATTGGCTCTGCGTTGCTGCCCGAGGGGACGTAGTAGAAGATATCTCCTACATCGAACCCAGTACGGTACTCAACGTTGGAGAAGCTGTTGATCTTACCCGAGATCATCTTGAGTGGGGTATACTTCGGGAACATAGCGTCCAGAACCCAGAAGGGATACCACACCTCGCTCAGAGAGGTGATATGCTTCCGCTGAAGATCGGTAAGCGCTTTCCAGTCCTTGATCGAGTAGGGCTTGTGGACCTGAGTATTATCCCATAAGACTTCTCGTCGAGTAATTGGATTCTCAGATCGCAGTGTGTGCGCCCGAGTGTGCGTGCTACCGTCCGCAATCCACTTCAGATCCACATCTCCGGAGTCCCAGACCTCATAGATCGTACTCTTCTTATCGACAATGGAGTCCACTGACTCGAAGTCGGAGAAGTTGTCATTCTCCTGAGCGAGTGTGATCGTATTGATGAGATGCGGGGCAGTTACGTAACAGTGAATGCCCTGATTCTCGAGCTTGATCTTGTAGAAGAGAGAATATCCGTTCGGCTTACATGCCGACAAGACGTTCTTGAACATCTCGGCGATGGGTGCTCGGTCGTAGATGATCCACTTCCCATCCTGGATCTTCTGCCCAGTGTCGTTGACGTAGGCCATCTGTGACACTCGAGTTTCTCGGTGGAAGTTGAAGTTGTCGATCCTACGAGCAGCTTCCGCATCCTTACCAAGATGCGCATGGGCCAGATTTTCTGCCGTCATTTGAGCATTGAACTGGCCATTCTTGTCTGGCTCAATCCACTGCCTGTGAGGTAGAACTCTCCACTCAAACATCGACTCGAGAGAGCGCCCGGTATACTTGTGGAGATAGACACCGTCATCCTCCTGCTTAACCGTTGCCGTCTCGATGACCATGGCGGTTGAGGTGTCGTCTCGAATGAACAGGTTCCCAAGACTGTACTCGTACCCGGGTTGATCCGAGTAGAGCTGGAGCTCGAACTGGCCGTAGTCATATGCCCGCTCAGTCCAGTTGAGGGAGTAGAAGTTATTCGGAACCTCAATCCACGAGTTGTAGTTATGAAGGAACGCGAAGAACAGCTGCATTAGATCCCCCTATAAAGCGTATCGTATTCCATAGAGACGTTCACGTCGTCAACGCCTCCAGCATACTGAAGGGCGATCGTGTTGATTCCCGGATGCATCTGAATCCAGGTACTACCTGGCGCCAGAACACCGGTGATGTAGGACTTCCTACCTCGAGCCTGGTGAGTGATTGACTTCTTACCGGGTCGGGTGTCCACAACAATACTCTCTCCGGCATAGAAGTTTCCAGCTCGAGAGATGGACATTGTCTCGTTGAAAGTCGTATTACTCAGGATAAGGTTACTAACCGTACCAAGGAACTCGACGGTGATCGTAACACCGGCCGGGTAGTCACCAAGGTATCTGATGTCCTTACCCGAGGAGTTGGTCATGTCACCGAACTTGAGCTTGTGGTTGTCCTGAGAGAAGAACGGGAACTCGAAGGTGGGTGTGTTGTCATTGAAGCCCACAACCTTCTGGATCTGAGTAGCGGAGGACTTCCAATACGGGTCCAGCCCAAGAAGGGAGACCTGGATCTCCTGCCGCTCAGAGAAGATGTTCGGCTCGACGGACTCGACGATGAAGTCGGAGTGCACGTTAAGCCAGTCGGTTGTCACACCGAGAGTAATGGTCTCCCCGACTCCGAAGTAGGAATATGTCTTGAGTCGGAGTTCCTGAATGTCGGTCCCCCAGGGGATCAGAGTCAGTACCACAGTACGAGTACCAACCCTGATCCCCTTAAGGAACGCTCCGTCCAGCAGGGCGAATCCATCAGTGCTGATGTCCGCCTTTACTGGCCCCAGACCAGTAATCTCCTTGACCGCGACCCCCGACTCATAGGGGTTCGTGATGTCGATGGTTAGACGATCCCCCGACTTTGTCGTGGACGAGATCTCTGAGATCATAGTGTCAACTTGTCCTTTGCCATTGCAAGCTGAGTGTTGGTGTTGCGGTAGATAGTAGCCGCATCCAGCGCCTCAGGCGAGTTGTTGGTCTGGTTGAAGGTGATGTTTGTAACACCATTTTGACTATTCTTGTCAGAATTGTCAACTGCGATCGGAGCAGGAGGCCGAGCCGCGTTAGCAGCCTGTGCCGTGACTCCGATGGCGGGAAGGAAGTTGTTGATTCCCTTAGCCTGCTTCTGCATCTCTGTGAGATCCAGAATGGGCTTGATTTCGGGCTTGAAAGACGGGTCGTCCTCGATGAGTTCGTTAACTCCATCAAGAGCTCGAGACATGGCGTCGTAAGCAGCAGAGGACATGTTGTCTCCCGCCGCAGCAACACGATCTCCGGTATTCTCGATACCGATGGCGAGACCCTCTCCGACGTATCCACCAAGTTCCTTCATCAGTCGAGAAGGAGAGTGAATGCCGAAGAAGTTCTTGACTCGGTTGTAGCCCTTCTTGGCGACGGAGACCATGGACTCACCAAAGCTCCAAGCCTTGGATGCGAGACCACCAGTCATACCATCGACAATAGCCCAAGCGATCTCTCGACCAACCTTGTTGAATCGGTGAGAATACTTGTTAATGGCGTCGCGAACACCCTCAAGTAGCTTGAGTACGGTCCACATACCCTTGTCGATGATCTTGGGTCCATTCCTGGCAATTCCATCAAGGAAGTTCAGGATGACATTCGTGGCAGCGTCAATGACCTTGCCAATATTGTCCGCGATTCCATTCAGGAAGTTTGCCAGAATTGTGGCACCCTTTTCGCCGAACTCGTATGCGTGGTTAGCCAGCTCGGTGAGCATTGCCTGGATAAGGATGAACAGCGCGGCCACAATGCCTGGGATGTTGGCATTGATAGCGTAAATCACTGCGCCGAGAAGCTGCGCCATAGCCACACCAATCTCTGGGGCCTTAGATCCCAGAGTAATGATGAAGTTAGCAATAGCATTAGCAAAGTCAATAGCTACCTGAGGTAGAATCGCCGCTAGCTGCTTCAGACCCTCGGTCAGTACTAGGAATGCCGCGGCACCTGTTGTGGCACAGATACCCAGGACTGCTGCAAAGGCTGCCATACCAATCGAGATTGGAAGCAGGGCCAGGCCTAGTGCGAGTAGTGCCGCAGTTAGGATAATCATACCAACGGCGAAATATTGTGCACCAGCTGCAGCGGCCACTAGGATCAGCATACCGCCTGCGAGAGCAATAAGACCGATTGCTAGTTGTGTCCATGTGATTCCGGACAGAGTCTTCATGGCGGAGGCCAGGGCCAGGAATGCGATAGAGGCGATCCCTAGAGCAATTCCACCTTCCTTGAAGGCGTCGGCAGCTGCCATCGAAATGGCCAGGATAGCGAGACCAGCCGCGAGAGCTATAAGTCCCTTAGCTAGCGTCATGATATCCATGTTGCCGAGAATGGCTACCGCACCGGTTAAGACAATAACCGCTGCAGACATAGCGATGATTGCAGCCGCTCCGCGGGCATTAGCTCTGCCTGCAATTGCCATTGCTACGGATAGCTCCGCAATAATGACACCCAAAGCAATGACGCCCTGGAGAAGCTTGCCGGTGTCCATCGTACCAAGCATCCAGATAGCCGCCACAAGGATGTTACAAGAGACAGCCAGCGATAGAAGAATCGCAGCGCCCTTACCCATGAAGGGATCCTTACTAACGACCATCATGAACCCAGACAGAATCGCCACAACCGCGGCGAGGGTTACGACCCCCTGGATAGCCTTACCGGTATCCATGGATCCAAGCGTGTATACTGCTAGAGACAGAATAACACAGGATGCAGCAAGAGCAAGAAGAATTCCAGCGCCCTTCTCGACCCCCTTGGTGGCAGCCATCTTGGTCATGAACTCCTGCATGGTCATCATCAGGATCTTCATAGCAGCAAGACCGACCACGGCGCCCTTGAGGTCCATTCCGGCAAGAATTCTGACAGCTGTCGCCATCAAGATCATGGCTGCGCCCATAGCGATGAGCATAGCCACAATACGAACGCTGTCATTCTTGAAGGCCACCATCTTAGTCATGGACTCAAGCATGTCATCCATCATCTTGAATAGGAACTTCAAGACCGCAAGAGTGACTAGTAGCTTTGGCGCAGGGACCAGAGACATCAGGATCAGCGCACCCGCAAGAACTCCGAGGGCAATAGCGATCGTTAGGAGAGCCTTAGCCTTAACCTTCTGCTCGAATGCCTCGAGGACTCCGCCGAGCTTATCGAAGACGTTACCGAGCTTGTCAGCAACATTTCCGATCTTGTCAAAGTTCTCTTTAAAGGAGTTGATCCATCGAGTAAAGGCGATAAGCACTCCTCCGCCAATGGCCCCGACAAGGATCTTGCCCATGTCATAAGACTTGAGGTTGGAGTTCGCTTGACTCATCGCGGTACCGATAGAGCCGAATGCGTTCTTTGCGCCCTCCTTCACCTTGGGGGCGAAGGTGTTAACGACAAAGTCCTTGAACTCGACGAACTTCTGCTTGATAGTGTCGAAGAGTTCCGGAAGGTGTACGGCTTGAGCGACCTGCTTAATGTCCTCAAACCACTTCTTAAGGAAGTTCTCCTTGGCGGCCTGACCAGTTTCCTTAGCAGCCTGGGCTGCGGCGGTTCCAACCTCGGAGACAGCACTAGCCGCCTCCTTAGCCTTAGCCTTGACCTCGCCGTGGCCGTTAACCCAGTCGCGGAAAGAGACGGCTACTTCCTTGACCTTACCACCGATGTCGGAGAAAGCCTTACCAAGGTGGTCCCAAACACTACTATTTTGAATAGTGTTCCACGTATCGACAAGTGCATCCTTCAGCTCAATGAGTTTCTCCTTGAGCCACTGGACTTTCTCAGAAATCTTGAGCTTGTTACCTAGTTCATCAAACTTGGCGCCCAACTTCGAGACAATCGCCTCGGAAGTGGTCATATTGCTGAGGTCGAAGCCCTTAAAGTACTCGGATAGAGCGGACTTACCGGAAGTAAGCTTAGCCTTCAGCTTGTCGCCGACGGTCTGGCCAAATTCGTGTAGCTTGGTCTTAGCCTTGTCGATTCCGCTGTGGATAGAATCCATAGCCGCAGAGAACTGCTGGCCGACAACCGAGTTCTTCAGAGCATCTTTGACGAGACCAAACTTAGAAGAAAGTCCCTTTAGCGCATTGGCCGCCCCGGTTACCTTCCCTCCGAAGTCGAGCCACATGATGAAATCATGGATCTTGTCTACAACCCACTTAATGGCTTTACCGAGTAGATCAATTGGTGGTAGAAGGAGTTTTAGAATCTTCCCGCCGAGATCAAGCTTAGTGAACCACTGGTCAAACCAGAAGATTGCCTTGCCGATTACCTTCGTGATCTGGAACACACCAGAGTTAATTCCAGTGAATGCTGGGAATAGGGCACTGACGATATGCGAGGCTACCGTGAAGATGACCTGTGCAACTTCACCGAGAATAGTAGCAAAGATATGGAATACTGAGAATACTCCAGTAAAGGTCCACTCAAGCTTCTCAGCAAAGTTATTCGTAATGATGAGCTTCGAGGTGAAGTCTGCAAACGCCTTGGTGATACGGACTAGGCCTTCTGCCGTGGCGTTCATGAATACTCGACGGAAGGCGGTACCGATCTGGCCGAGTACCTTAACTATAGCCCAGAAGATATTGGCCAGACCCTGAACGAGTGCGGTGCGTCCGCCAAGATCCTTCCACATCTGTAAGAACCCGTTTCGGGCATCGGCACTGGATTTAATAACTGCGCCGAGCCAGTCGCCGATAGCGGTAAACAGATCTGATGCCTCTTCGAAGTCACCAAAGAGAATCTCGAACGTCTCGGCCCATCCGGAACCGATGGCTTCCTTGGTCGTATCTACTAGCTGGCTAAAGGTTCGGATCTTGGTTGCGGCGTCAAATGCTCCCTGAGCAAATTGCTTGAGCTTGTGCGCTTGCTCCTCAGAATAACCCATCTCAACGAGCTGAGCCTCAGAGAGGTCATTCGTTAGGGCAGTAAGGGTGGTCGTCATGACCTGGGCAGTAAGCCAGTCTTCCTTCAGGGATTCTCGGAAGTTCCCATCCTTAGCAATAGCCTCATCATAACCAGTACCCATCATTCGGGAGGTCTCGATAAGGGCATTCCTGAATGACTCACCGCCCATGCCTGCCTGGACTAGCGAGTTCCAGTCCTGAAGGTGGACAGCGCCAGCCGCGATAGCCTGCGAGAGCTGGGTGTACGCAGTGGCGGTCTGCTGGGCAGTTGAACCTGAGGCCGCTGCGAGGTTGGACAGACCCTTAATCGACGCCACAGAGGTTTGTAGGTCAACGCCTGCAGCGGTGAACAGACCAATGGCGTGAGTCATGTCACTGAAGCTGTACACCGTCTTATCGGCATAGGTGTTCAGCTCGGCCAGGGAGGTCTTAACCTCGCCGAGGGTGGTCCCCTTCTCGACGGTGTTGGCCATAATGGTCTGAATGGCTCTCATTTTGAGCTCATACTCATTAAAGCCATCTTTGATGGTACCGAGGAACCCAGAGACAATACTTCGTCCTGCATTCAGGGCCGCGACACCTATTCCACCGAATGCAGTTACGGCAAGACCCTGCATGACGGTCATGTTCTTGCCGATATCGAGGGCCTTCGTGGCCAGATCGCCTAGAGTCGTATTCTTAGCTATCTCGCCAATTCGAGAAAGACCGTCTGCAGCCCCCTGCATCTTCAAGGAATCCTTGAGTCGGTCCATGCTGGACGCGGATTCCTTGATTGCGGACAAGAACTGCTTGTTGTTCATCTTGAGCGAGACTACCCGCTCATCAATAGTTGCCACTACTTAGTGACCTCCTTCCAGGCCTTCTTCGCTATCTTGTCGAATACAGGCCTGATAGCGGGGTTGATGTAGTCTCGGCCGACGACATACCCGCCATTACGGGTACCGTGACCATATTGCAAGATGACGGCGATGTTTACGCCGTTGTTTACATGCGAGTTAGTCCAGGTGATCTTCCAGTTGTTTCCGGTTCTAGTGACTTCGTAGTTCCAACTAGCTGCCGTCTCGCCCGACCTGGAGGGGGTCGCCGCCTTTAGAGCAGAAACCCCCTCCTTGCCGAACTGATTCATGATCAGAGCCAGGTCTAACTTCGTCATTCTGTCAAACCAATTCCTGGTGAGTTTCCAGTCTCCCTGGCTCTCGATCGTAATCATGATTCTCCTAGACTAGAGATTCAGAGTAGATGTTGGCTACTCCTGAGACCATGCATCCGACAGCGCCCTTGGCTAGAGCATCATCATACGCCTGCCTTGTCGGGCAGATGTGACCCCATACCGGTTTACCGAGGGCGGTGGTTCGGTTCCAAACCTCATCGCTGGCATCGAAGGACATACCGATGTAGTCCCATGGCTTGTGCCACTCGTTGATCCGGCCATCAGTTACCTGATCTGGATACGAGTATCCCCAGCACTTCCAACCATCCGCCTTCCACTGATTAGCCAGCCATCCGGCGTCGATGGAGAACTTCCAGATGATTCGACCGTGGGCATCAGAAGGGAAGAACTTCTTCAGCTCCTCCCACTGAGCCGCGGAATACTTAGGATCGAGTACTGTAATGTGACTCGAGCCATATGCTGCGAAGTACTCCTCAACCGTCATGAAGGGCTCGCCCATAGTGGTGAACTTCTGGATCTCCGCCCATGTCATCTCGGTGACGGGGGTATCTGGAGCCGTCTTATCCACACGCTGGAGGGTGCGATCGTGGTTCAGGAACCAGACTCCATCCTTCGTCTTCTGACATGAGACCTCCAAAGCCCCTGCTCCGAACATAACCGCGTTTGTATATGCCCGGATCGAGGCCTCAGGCCAGCTGACGGATCCTCCTCTGTGGGCGATCAGGAAGCCGCGAGTGTCCATCATGGTGTGTATATCGTAGTATCCTCTTGGTACGGCACGCATGGTAGACGGCCGCAGTTCCCCATTCCAATATACGAATACCGGATTGGAATTTCCAGAATCGGTAATCTCTATACCCGGAACAACTACGGCTGGAGGTTCTGGATTCTCTTCCTCAAGTTCTACCCAGGCATAAGCCTTAGCGCCGTACGAATCCTTCACTGACGAAGCCAGTGCTCCGATGGTCATCGACCACGAGGATCCTCGTTTACGTTTACCGCCTCTAGCGATTGGGTCAGTACCTGGGGGATACCATACTGGTTCATCTCGAGAAGATGGTGCGTGATATTGTACCGCTACTAGATTTTTCTTGGTCTTATCGAGAGTGGGAATACCTGGTTGCCAGGTGTGTATCTTATAGTTGGATACCCCGCCGATTGAGAATAAGACGAAGTTCTCTCTAGCATTGGTGGCGACATCACTATTGAACTTGAAGTCGCCATCAAGATCAGCTTTTGTAGCCCGTTTTACAGCTACATACCCAGATCGCCCACCGGCGTCACGGTTGTATTGGAAATCCCAGCCAGCAGGAGGTCTGGCTTTGGTGTCTCCAAACTGTGAAGCATAGAATACAACTATAAGGTCGCCGATCTCAGCACCGGTACTTCGTAGCGAACTAGTACCAAAACCATTAGTCTCAGATCCGCTACCAGTAGCTAAATGGACATGCAATCCTGGCTTAGGCGTCTCATAGACGTTGAAGTTATGGATAGTAATGTCTTGAGCCGTACCCGGAACCGCAATGGATGGAGTCCACATTGGATAGGCGTTATTTGGAAGCTCGAAGTCGAACTTGATCGCCGCATTAGTACCGCCCCGGATATTCCAGGTGGTGATGAAGTCCTGTTTATCGGTCTTCTGCTTACCTGCCTGGAACCAGTTCGCTCTCATGGCGAGCTGGGTATCTCTATCTGCCGTATACGTTATCTCGACTGTCCACTTACGATCACCGACGGTATAGGCAGCACTCTCGAATGGGGTGGAGCTGGATCCCTTTCGGATCAGACGCCCGTCACCTATTCGAGCGCCATTACCTCCCCACCATGCACCAATTACTGGGAATACGCTAGCCATTACTTGGCCCGCCTAACAATCACCGTCCCAGACGGAGTCCCAGCCGGTACTGGATCATCGGGACCGAGGACAATCATCTTCGGAATCTCAGGGATCTTCAGGTTGTCGACCTTCAGCTTCAGCTTTAGGTAGCCTTTGAGCCACGGGATGATCAGCTCACGGATCTCAGCGCCCGGGGGATTCTCGTAGGGGTTGCCAACCGGGTGCCACTGACCACCATTTTGAGGATCCTCGATAAGGAAGCCGTCGGTGACGTAGAGATGGCTAATGGCGAGGTTATCCGCCTTATCGAAGACCTTCTGGTAGTTCTCAGAGGTGACCGAGTGTACCACTGCCCACCAGCGAGTGGACGGATAGGCCTTCATATGGTCGGGAAGAATCGGTGAAGTCGGATTCTCCTCGAGGAACTTCGCAGCTGTCCCCTCAAACATCATACAGACGTCGAAATCGAGGTTGCACACTTCCTGAGAGATGTTGGATCCGGTGTTGATAGCGATCACGAAGTCCAGGCCGTTCTCACGGCGGATCGTATCGATTAGATCCTTATACCACGGAAGCCGATCCTTCCGAGCATCCCAGCCGTTTATAACCTCGTCAAGGAAAACCCCCTGTACCAGGTCGCCATACCAGTTCTTAGCGCGCTTCAGCTGCTCAAGGATGTACTCTTTGGTGAACTTAGCCGCATTGGGAATACCTCGGTTATCCTCGGCATCTGGATTGATAGCTGCTCCGTACTGGGTCTTGATATAGAACAGAAGTTTCTTTGCTCCTGCGCCAAGAGCCAGCTCACCCTGCTTCTGGAAGTCTACCTCCTGCGCCTCCCAGTCGCCGCTGTTGCGGTTAAGGATAACGTATCCGAGGTTGTCCCGGAACTTCAGAGTCTGAGCCCACTTGGAGAACTGCCCAGGCTTTCCATCCTGGTAGTAGTCAGGCCAGTAATAGGTCACTGGAGAGTAGTACCGAGCACCGTTCTTGAACGGGTTGGTCTGTCGGAGTGCGTCTTCGACGTCAGCCTTCTCGCCGTATGTCTTGGCTGCCTCGTCCTTGGTGAGGTATCGGTCGAGCTGAGGCGTCACCGCATCCTGACCGGCCGGGCCACGCTCTCCAGCAGGTCCGGGAGGACCCTGCGGTCCAGGAGGGCCAGCGGGTCCAACTGCACCATTATCCCCCTTGGGTCCTGGTTGACCATTTGCCCCGGCGGGACCAGCAGGTCCGGTAGGGCCCGGAAGACCATTGTCGCCTTTAGGTCCAGGAGGGCCAACAGGACCCATAGGTCCTTCGGGTCCAGGTACCGGGGTTCCTCCAGCTCCACCGCCAGCAGGTCCAGGGGGACCCTGAAGACCTCGAGGGCCTTCTGGTCCGGCAGGTCCGCGTTCACCAGCATCGCCCTTAGGCCCAGGAGGTCCGGCAGGACCAGCATCACCCTTGGGTCCTCGAGGGCCGATTGGGCCAGGCGAACCAACCCCTCCGCCACCTCCGCCTCCAAATGGAAGCGGGGAGATTTCGGATGTGGGGTCAGCGGACATGACATCAATAGTTCCACCCTGAGTCAGAGCAACGTGCTTGACGATGTCGAACTTGGGGGAGTCGATGTAGATGGTGTGGGTCCAGGCGCCAGAGGGGGTTACTCCAGCGCCCGGAGCCAGCACCTCGATGTTGACAGCGCCAGCCTGGTCTGTCCGAACCATGTGCTCGCGCATTGAGACTGCGGCACCTTCGACGGTAGCCGTAGCGCCCTTCACGTCAGGAACGATTCGGACAAGAGCCCGACCATTCTCTCCTCCGGGAATAGTTCCCGTTAAAGTACAGTATGGCGCTGCCATTTTGAGCCTCCTACGGCTGTTCGGCCCTGTCGAGCAGGGCGTTCACCTTGGTGTTTGTCTCAGCGCCGTAGACGCCATCGACCTCAGCGCCGACTGCAGCCTGAACGGCCTCTACGGTAGCGTCGTGAGCCTCCTCAGAGGCGTCACCCCAGACTCCATCCTGCTCAGTGCCGACCACGGACTGCGTGAAGGCCACACCGAAGGGGAAGGTCTTCCCGCCCCACTCAGAGGCCGCGGCAAGCGCGTAGCAGCGAGACCGAGTGTTCGGCCCGGCGACATTGTCGGGGGTCGCCCGGACTGCACGCTGCAGCGCACGGATGTCGGCAGGGCCAGCGGGAGCAGTGTTGCTCGGAGAGTCAGTATACGCAGGCCGGATCACATAAGCGATCGACTGATTGCGGACACGCCGCCAAACACCGTTCCCAGCAGACTGAGAGCCGTAGCTGCCAGACGAGGTGTTGCCCTCGATCGTCTGGAGCGTTCCTCCGCCAAGGTTCTTCTCGACGAAGCCCACGTGGTCAGTGCCGCCGCCATCCCAGTTGTAGATGACGACGTCGCCCGGTCGGGCGTCGTAAACTGATACGAAGTAAGCGTCAGGGTGCTGGCGGACCTTGTTGACGGTGTAGTCAGTGTTAAAGGAGAATCCTCCAATAGCGTCAATCTGCCCGCATTCGTCCAGACACATGCTGACGAAGAGCATGCACCACCAAACAGAGTCGGACGGTCCAGCAAGCCACTGCTGACCAGTTCGAGCTGCCCAGTATCGGCCAGCTTCGGATCCTGGCTGAGGGTCGTCTGGTGCATAGTAACCAATCCTCGCTGCGGCGCGAGCGAGTACGTTGTCTGCGACGCTCACTTCATCACCTCAGTAGTCTGGGACACGTGAATGTCCTTGTCTTCCATGGGATCAGTTCCGATATGGGCCTGCGGAGCAAGCGCCTCCTCGGGAATGTCTTCGTGACTGATCATTGTTATCCCTTCGAGCCAAGCTTAGCTCGCCTGGCCCTGTTGAGTTCCCGGTTCCGTTCCATAATCTCGGACTGGGACATCTTCTTATCGGGCTGGTTCTTTTGGTTGCATACCCGAATGAGTGTGAGTAGTCGGTTGATGTGCCATGTCTCACACTCGAAGGGGATCTGGCAAGCGATCATCCAGTAGTAGATGAGCTCGGATGAGGTATACTCCCCAGATCCAGATTCTCCACCCGTTTCGCGGATGGTGGTTGCGGTCATCGTGTCGCCCATGTAGGCGCTGATGCGATCGACCTCAGATGGGGGGATCCTATCCAGGAGCGACGGGTCGTACTCTTCATCTGTGATCATACACTTGATGTAGAGAGCCATCTCATCGGGTGTGATCTTGTCGTTACCGATGAGGTGTTTATGGGTGATTGACTCCCATTTTGACAGCGCGACCAGGTTGTGCTCCAGGTGTAGGACTCCGCCAGGCATGGAGACAAAGGTACCTGTCTCCTCGTCGAACCCGTCGAGATCCGGGATAGAAACTATAAGCATTGCAGGCACCGAGGGCCCAGGAGTCTAGGTCTCTGAGCCCCCGGTGTGGTATATCAGCCTGCGAAGTGAGCCTTGATCTCGTCCGGCAGGAGGAGCTTGGGCTCGAGAGCCCCGCCTCCACCCTGAGCGTCGGAACCGAACAGCTTGGCCTCGAGGGTCTTCAGCTTACCGGCGTCGACGTCCAGAGACGAGATGGTCAGCAGCGAGGTGGGCTTGGCGCCAGACACGTTGACCGGCGTGGTGGACAGCTCCCAGGAGAAAGAGATCGCCTCGGGAGAGTCGTTGACGGTCTTGTAGCCCTTCTCAGAAGGAGAAGCCTTGCAGCCATACAGGACGTGGAGCTTGTAGCCCTTGTCCTGACCAGCCACGTCGTCACCAATCTTGGTGCGGTATACGAGACCGAAAGCCAGCCGGTCCTGCTGACCGATCTTGACACCCTTCGTCAGCGTGGCGGAACCGTCGCACTGCTCGAACTCATCGGGGTAAGTGTAGGCCTCAATTGTGGCCTTCAGCTTCTCGGCCGAGAGCATCGAGAGGTACAGAATGTTGTCGGCGTAGAGGTCAGTAGCCTCAGCGCCCTCGGGCTTCTCAGAGATGGCGGTGATACCATTCCAAGCGACACCCTTGCCGTAGGTCTTCTGAGCAGGGTCGTACACATACAGTGCGCAGTGGTCGACACCAGTCTCAATACGGCGCTCACCAGTCTTGTCCCAGACAAGTGCAGCCATGTTAACTCCTAATAGTAGACGTCGAAGATGTCGTGATAGAGGTTGTCCGCTACGAGTCGAGACTCATGGCGGCTGAACAAAAGGTCCTCGATCTTCGTTCGTGTCGGGTCCTCGGGATGCCGGGCAATCAGAGTAACCTGGAACCGGTTTGCTTTGATATACTTGAGGTTGTCCGCGTACATCGGATCACCCGGATGCCGCTCGTATACGATGCACGGATACGAGAGCTTAAGAGACGGGAGTGGCTGGTAATAGACCTTGTCCGACCCGAGGATCTCTACCAGCTTCTCATGGAGAGCTAGCCGTCGGTCCATTATACACCCCCGTCAACTCGAGAACCAGACGGGGGAACTTCAGCTCCACATAGGAGATCTTCCAAAGTCCCCCCATCCAGCGAACGTACTTGAGATTCTGGATGTTATCCGTTAGAAATCCATCAGCAATAATGCTGATCTGGTTACTGAGGTTGATACTCCCCAGAATCTCATCGCTGCTACCAAAGCGGCGTGCTTCACGAAACACATCGCCATAGTACTGCTTCTCGACTATTTTGTCTTCCCAAATTCCCGGCTCGGTCTGGACCTGTGTAGCAAATCCTATCTCACCGAAGAATTTGGCCATCTATCACGGCTCCGCGACGACGTTACCAGCCTCGGTCTTCCGCTCAACGATGATGGCCGACTTCGGGTGAGTCAGCGCACCAGAGAGGCGGGTCTCCAGCAGGTAGTGGTACTGGTTGAAGCTAATGTCGAAGTCCTCAGCTGCGAAGAGCTGACCGCCCTTGTCCGCACCAATGGTGTAATCGGACATATTGACGATGATACCGAGGGCGTCAACGACACCATTCTTGGTAGAGGTGCGCTGCAGTCCCTTCATCAGCGGGACCTTGACGATCTTCGAGACGCCGACGTAGTCAGCCAGCTCGGAGACGCTGCGGAACAGACGGTGACCCATCTTGTCCTTGAGCAGAAGGATCTCAGTGACCATGTGGGGCTCGGCGAACCAGGTGGGGTTGCCCGCGCCGTCGTAGTCGTCCATAGCGCGAACAATGGAGTCCAGGACGTCCTCGGTGGTGGTCTCCTTGGCCAGTACGACGCGAGGAGCGTAGAGGCTGTCCTCCTTGTAGATCGGGCGGATGCAGTCCTCCTTGATCTTGTCCTTGGAGGAGACAGGTCGACCATCACCAATGAGGACGGCTCGACCGAGCTCCTCCTCCAGCATGATCTTCATCTCGCCGCGGATGTAGGAGACGACATCAAAGTCAGTGATGTCCAGGATGTCATCCCTATCCAACCTCTGCTTCTTATAGATGGTGGTCGGCGAGGTGACACGCTGCAGAAGCGTGAAGACCTCGTCTTCCTTCTTATTGCCCTTGACGTAACCCCGGGCACGGGCCTCGTCGGCCGTGATGTCGGCGAAGCGGGTGCGAATACGGGAGAAAGGAGAGTGCTTAGCTGCGCCAACGACGGAGTTAACCCAATCGGTCTTGCGCTTGATGAACTCCGGCTGGTTCCACAGATCCTTGGCCTCAGGGAAGAGGGTCTCGATCTGCTTGATGCCGTAAGCGTCGGCGTGGGCCAGGATGGCCTGCTTCAGGGAGCCGCTGGAGCGAGCGTCCTCGAAGATGGTCTCGACCTGGGCGTGAGTCAGGACGGGGAGCTCCTCGGTGGTAGCGGAGCCCTCAAACACGTTCTTGTGAGCCATAGTATCCTCAGTTGTGTCGGAATGGGCGGTGTCCTCGGCCTCTTCGGTCTCAGACTCCTCCGCCTCTTCATCTACGGAATCGACGAGCTGCCCGACGATGGCATAGACCGCCGTCTTCTGCTCCTCGGTCATTCCATCGAAGATCTCCCCGAGCGTGGGGTCGTCCTCGTCGCCCTCAGCCTCATCGGCCTCCGGCTCCTCCTCAGCGTGCTCGACGTCGTCCGTCTCCTCCGCCTCGAAGTCCTCATCCTCGTCCTCATCACCGTGAGAAACGAAGTCCAGCTGCTCATCTGTGTAGATGACAGCCTCGATCTCATCGCCGTTGTCGCCATGCTCGATGGAGACCTGGTCGATGAGGGCACCCGGGTTGGCGCCGCGGAGCACCAGGCTCACCTCGACGAGCTCGCCGTGGACAACGTCGTTGCCCCGAGCCCGAACATGGGTGGCGTAGATACTCATCGCCTTGATGTCGCCGTTCTTGACCATCTCTCGAGCGGTCCGGCCACGATCGGTATTGTTGAGGTGGGCGTAGGCGTAGACGCCGTCCTCACGAACCTCAAGGTCGGCATGCCCGAGGACGTTCTCGACGTCACCGTGCTTGTGCTGCCAGACCAGAGGTACAGTCTTCCCGTCGTACGCCGCGAAAGCCCCGTGTCGGATTACCTTGTTATCCGAGCACCGAACATCGTTCTTCGTGGCGTAGCCAGAGAAATCGCACTTAACTGCCATTTTGACTACTCTCCATCAGTTCGGAAATTGGTACCTCCGATGCAGGGACGTCGTCGACCGGCTCTTCGCCAGGCGGCTGTTCCTCGCCCATCGGATTGATGTTGGAGTTCACCAACTGGTTTGCCGTCTCATCTTCAGATTGGGCCCAGCCGAACTTCGGACGAAGCTCATTGGCGGTACCAATCTCGTTGCGCTTGACGGAGTCGACCAGCTTGGACATCTCCTCCAGCGGGACGTTGAGGAACGGATCCTCGATCGCCATGATCCGCTGTCGCTGCGTTCGGGCAGTCTTGGTGAGGAAAGTCCTGGTGATGGCATCCGTGATCGCCTTCAGAACTGGACGAACCGTTCGGTTCTGGTAGTTCAGCATCTGTCGAGCATCGGCCTTGCCGGTGAAGACATCCTCGGTCATTCCGAGCTGGTTGTACAGCTGGGTGGTGAGCCACTGAATCTGACTCATGAGGTTATTCTCAGAAGGTCGGTTCAGCTGAGTGATTCGCTCTGCACCATCGGTGTAAGCGATACCATACTGCGACCCAGCGAGCTGTTCCTCAATCGCCTTTCGTCGTGCCTCAGCCTGCTGCTTCTTCAGCTCAGTCTTGACGACGTATGGAAGCTGAATGATGATGTCCAGCTTACCAGATCCGGACTGCTTATCGATGGCATCCAACAGGTGGAGCTTCTGCGTCAGTCGCTGCAGCGTAGAGTTCGGAGCATTCATCACGCTGTACAGAGGATTCTGTACGACAGCAACAAACTCCTTCTCTAGAGTCAGCTGTTCTCGCTGTCCAGTTTGGTCGTTATAGACCTCAACTCGAACATGGCGAGGATACCAGTTCAGGATTGTGCCGACTCGCATAGACTTGATGTCATATCCCTGAGTCAGATCTGGGCTGACATCTGTATCTACCGGAACGATCGCTACAGCGCCCTCTTCGAAGAGCGTGAGTACCAAATCCTGGAAGAATCCCTGACCGGTCTGGTCGATGTTGGCGCTCAGAGACAGGCAATCATCAAGGTAGCTACGGTAGTAGCTCTTGAGGTTGCCATTATCGTCAGTCTTGACGTGTCGAATAGGAACATTCGATACATCGATAGCAATCTGGTTATAGATGCTCGTGACGATTGTCTGGTCGCCGACGACAGGTCGGTAATTCAGGTTTGGATTACCAAATGTCCACGAACCGTACTCCGGTGTGAAGTTCTTCTTGTCCGGGGATTTTGAAAACGCATTCCATGCGTGAGCTAGTCGATCACTAAGACCCATTTCACCTCCTCGCTCATTCGAATGCCTCCTTGTTGATCTTGTATGCCACGAAGGCATCCATCAGAGCAGCTACTGAGTCGATCTTCTCTTCCGAGCGTTTCTTCAGTAGCTTCCGGTTTCCGTTGGTATCCTCGAGAGTGACACAGTTCCCCATAGTAAAGGACATGAGTTCCTGGTCGAAGATAAGGAGTCGTTCGGAGGCCAGCTTCTTCAGCTCCCCGAGGGGGACTGATTCAGTCCTAGCACCCTGAATAACCTTCTCGATACCGTACGGTCCGTTCTCCTGCTCCCACCTGGTTACGAACTCCTTGGCGTTGTAGGGGTCGAACCCAAATGCCGAGACGTCGTACTTCTGTTCGTCGATGTAGAGGTCGAGATCTTCATAGACCTCCATCATATCCAGGACGGTACCCTCCATGACTCGGAGGCTTCCTTCTTGGATGAACTCGTCATACTTCTGGCGTAGAGCACCGGGCAACTTCATGAGCGTCAGCTCAGAGATGTATGCCAGCGTCTTTACACCGAAAGCCTGATTCCTGAGTGGAAACAGGAAGGTGAACGCACAGAAGTCATCACCCTGGGACAAGTCGGCGCCCATAGCGCACTGCATGTTCCAGAAGGTGTTCTTCCTATGCGGGATTGTCTCCTCGTAGGTGAAGAAGTAGGTGTATCCCTCCATGGGGATTCCGAACCTCTTGGCGAGGATGTCGTTTCGAGCTGCCGGAGCTTGTTCCATACGCTCGACGTCCTGCTGGTACCGATCATAAGAGACAGTGATGCCGATGTTCGGCTGGGCTTTCACCCACATAGCAGGATCCGCTACTTCCTTGATGTCGTCAAGGCGGTAGTAGAAGATTGAGATGTGAGGGGCGATGTATTCACCCTTCAGGATTTTGAGCAACTCCATCTTCATGGTGTCGCCAACCGCATTGCGGATGGTTCCTTCAGATGAGACGGCCAGAATGACCGGGTCATCAATCTTCGAGGCACCCTGTTCGAGAGCACCGACGACGTCCTCACGAATGTCGCCGGAAAGCCACTCATCCACCGTGCAAACCTTGGGTCGGAGACCCTGAAGCTTGTCGATGGACATGGGGCGAACCTCGAGGAGGGATCCGGTGAGGAAGTTCTCCACACCCTTCTTTGTAGCAACCAGCTTCTGGCGGTTAGCCCTCGCGCCGGTTGTATTTTGAATGGATCCCTCAGTCAGGAACTTATACAGCGGACCTCTGGCACGGGTGATTGCAGTCCTGAATGGGCCCATCACCTCTTCAGCCTGCTTCATGGTCGGGGCCGTAGCAATCTGATGTGTCGTTGTAGTGTCAATCACCATGAAGTAATTCTGTATCAGCGACATATACATCGACTTCGCCGCTCCACGAGCAACGATCAGATACTGCTTGATTGTTAGGCGCTTCTTTACTGTTTTGGTCTCGTATCGACCGCCGACTCCATCCTCATACGGGACGAAGACCTGGCGATCCTCGAAGTAGTACCAGCCAAGGAGCTGTTCGGCCCAGAGCTTGAAGCTGTCGAGCAAATGGAGGTCGGCTCCGTCGGACAGCGTGAGCTCGTTCTCGCAATAAGCGATAAATCCCTCTACAGCTTTGTCGTCGTAGTAATATTCTGGGTTTGCGATAAGAGCATCGATACGATTCATCTCGCATGAGATCTCTTCGCATACCGGAATCTCTCCTCGGACGACTGCATCTCGAAACTGCCCGTAGTATTTTGGTACTGCGGTGTTCGAGAGCATTACTTAGCTGTGCTCCCAGGGTTGCGCGGGTAGCGCTTCTTCTTGGGAGAAGGCTTGGTCTGCTTATACGACTTCGGCTTCTCGATCTGCTTTGGCGTAGACGCCTTAGGTAGCTTCTTACGATCGAGGCCGCCAGTAGAGCTGTATGTCTTATGCGCCTCTTCGGCGACAACTGACGCAGCCTCTGCTGCTTCCTTAGCCTTTTCTGCCGCTTTCTTGAGCGTCTCTCCGGCTGACTTTCCGGTCTTACCGGGATCGAACGACTTATCAAAAGCCGTCTTCATAGCCTTGGTTGCGGCGTACGTTCCAGCCTTAGTCAGAGAGTTCTCGAGGATCGACCGAGTGACCTCACGACCTCGAACCAGGTGGCGATCGGCCTTGAGCTCCCGATAGCGTTTCTCTTGCTCCAGCCGCTTAATTCGGGACTGAAGCTCGGAGTCGCTGATCTTCTTGTATCCGCGATTTGCGAACTTCTTTCGGACCTTTGCGTCGGCCTTTGCCTGCTTCTTTCCGGCAACTCGAGCGTCATGAGCCTGCTTCGCCTTCTGAACCTTAGCCGCTCCGGTTTGAGCGGTCTTGATGGTTGTCCTGGTTGCATTCGCCGTGAATCGGCCACTCTTCTGGATAGCCTTGATGGTGGCCTTCCGACCAGCGCTAGCCTTCTTGCGGATGACGCCCCATTTCTGGCCTTTTACACCGTGGTGAATGAGGTCTTCTACCTCTGCTTCCCCTCGGTCTGATAGATCAGTCGCCATGCTGCCTCCTCGATCAGCTTCTGGTATGCCGATACCAAGAAGGAGTTCCCCGGTGGGTCGAAGAACAGCTTAACCTTCATGGCGATATAAGACTTGATTGCCGCTTCGTCGTCGATTGAATCGAAGACAGTCCAAGCGGTATCTTTCTCAATCGGGGTATCGCATTTTGGCCCCAATTGTGCGAGATCCATCCGTGCAGTGTTGATATGCATGAGGATCTGGTCATCGAAGACATCATATCCCGGCATAATGCCGATTGCCTTCTTAGTGTCTTCAAGAATGGTTCCCATTAGATCCTCCAGGGAGCTTGATCATTCGGTCGACGCTCAACAACTCGTGGTGTCAACCTCGATCGGTCTCCGAAGTGTATCGCGTTGTGGGTATTCTTGGTTGTCGTGATGAGAAACTCTGGCTCGAGGATGTCTGGATTGAATTCCTCGAGATCTCTGGGCTGAATCGGATTCATGTGGTGGATTAGCGGCATGTATCTGATATCAAGTCCCTCGATCCCGAGGTCACAGGCTTCATCTCGAGCCAGAACAAAGTTCCTGACCTTCTTCCACTCCGTCGAGGTGTAGAATCGTTGGTTCAGGTAACGATCGAAGCCAAACGTGGCTGTACCGACTTGCCCGGTGAGGGCCAGGTAGTCAAACCGCTCCTCAAAGGTCTCGAGGCGCGCCAGTTCAGTATACGTTCGTAACATCTCCCGCTCCAGAGTATGTACGGAAGGCTTCGATGGCTTCTTTGGCAATCTTCTCAGCTTGCTCAGCGCTGACGAGCGCCGTCTTCTTCGCCTCGAGGAGTGCTGTTTCGTTCCTCAGCTTCTCTACCTCCAGCTGTTCTCTTGTGGAGGCGAGCTTGAGGTAGTGGTTCACCGTGGTTGCTGGTGCTGTACCCTCCCGAAGCTGCTTCTCAGCGAGTTCAAGCGCGAGATTGATCATCTGCGCCTCTCGTTGTTCCACAGTTCGAGCGGGTTTAGAGGGTGTTGCGGCCCTTTTACCCATAGTTGCTCCTTAGATAGAGGGCGTTTGGGGCCAATTGAGGGCTAGATTCTAGGGCCCGTTGTGAGCGAGACCAGCAGGAAGAAAGGAGCACACGAGAAACTTCCTGTGGGCCCTAGAACCTAGTCCCCAATTGGCTTTCCAAATATCCCTCCGGGGAAAATATGGAGGGGGCGGCGATGAGGGTGGGGGGCCTAAATGCGAGACCCCCCTCCCCCGGGTCGACGAAGAAATTTTTATTTTTCAATCATCGATCTCAAAAGTTTGATAGAAATTTGTTCCATCAAGATTGAGAATTCGATCAATTGCATTTTCAATTTCTTCGATTTCAAGTTCTTCACTTAACGAATCGCTTGATGTGCACAGCCTGGCCAGGAGGCCACAGGTACCGTAGCCGTGGGCAGTGTCAAAAGCAAACCATTCGTCCCATGAAGTTCTTGGATCGTAAGGATTGTCCACTGTGGACAGCATCCTAGCCATAGTAGACCTCCTCAGAGAGGCCCTGTGAGAGGGTGTGTACCATGGTATGGTCAGCCCTCCTCTAGAGCACGGTGAACAGATGTTGTAGAAATTCCCAAAGCTTCAGCAATCTCAGCAGCAGTCTTACCTCTACTACTCATAGCCTTGGCTCTGGACACCATGCTGGACGATACCTTAGGCTGCGACCTAGGTGTAGCCAGTTCCCTTACTACTGATTCATCAGCAAGTTCAAGAACCTTGTTCAGTGCAGCCTGTGATACAGCACCTTCCTGGATAGCCTGCCACTCTCGAGGAGTGATAGCGAAAGGCTTCTTACCAGCCCCCGTTCTTGAACGGGCCTCGGCTAAAGCCTGGCGCCGGGCTTTCTGGAGACGCTCTTTATCATTGGCAAGAGTAGGATCAGCCTGCTTCTTAGCCCTAATGACCGCATCTGCCAGGACCTGTGCCTGTCTTTCCCTGGGTTTATTCCGGAGGGCCTCGTTAACTTTGGCCTTGAGGGACTTAACTTCAGGGGCATATGTCTTGGAGGCCTGGGGGTTCTTTCGAACAGAGGGGATAGCAAGCGTAGCCTTACGAGCTTCGTTAGCCATAGCCTTCAGTTCGTTGGAGTGATTAGCATAGACCGTTTCGATAGCACTCCCGTTCTTAGAAACGAGGGAGTATGCATCATGGGTCTCGGCCAACTTAGTAGACTTCTCGGTACGAAGCACAGTCTTGCCATGCTTGTCTACATAAGTACCCCCAGTCTCTTCATAGACCTTGCGTCCTGTCCGCTTATCGATAGGCCCACCCTTTGAAGCGGACCGGGCTTTTCTTTCAGCAACCCGCTTCTCGGAGGAAGCGCGACTGATCAGAGTAGAAGCCCCAGCGTTTGCCTTACCCTGGTATTTCTTCTTGAGGGCGGCAATACCGTTATCGATCTCGGACTGCTTGTAGTTGAGCTTGTGCTTCTCAGCATCGATCACAACCATGGAGTGTCGAACAGCACGGGCAATCTCAGCCTGGTTTGCACCACCGATAGTCATATCGGTAATGAGGTTTGAAACCTCACCCATCTTCATCTGCTTCTGCTTAGAGGTCATGGGCTTCATACCAGGGTATGCCGGATACATAGCCTTGGGGTCGAAGTCCTTCAGCCCCTTAAGAGCTGGTGAGGTCTTGACCTTTCCGCTATTGTTAGGAATGCAGAGAACTGAGTCGCCATCAAAGTCCGCACCAGACAAACGCTCAGCGACCTTGGGGTGGATACCGATAGCATCCTTAACCTTAGTCCCTATGGCTTTTCTGGCATGGGGGTTTTTATTGTTGACTGTCAGTTCTGGGATCTCGAATCGTCCACCGTGAGGGTGGCGAACAAGAACGACCTTCTCCCCATGTTTGAAGTTGGGGGCGTAAACCTCCGTGGTCTTCATCTTGGGGACGGGAAGGATGAC